TGCGCAATTATTTCTATCAGCGTATCGCGAAGGAGAGCCCGCAAACCGCGCAATTGCGCACTGATCTGGGAGCGCACGACCGGCAGGAGCCTGACAAAATGACCACCGACTTGTTCGGCGATACCGTCGTCAATCCCGATCATCAAGCCTGGACATCGGCCAGAAACGATCTGATCGGTCAAATCAAGGCCAGCGGTTCGAACTGGACTGATTACGTTAAAACCATGCGTAGTCCGGCAGCAGCTTATTCTGCGATTCAGGACAAGGTACGTTCGACCGTCAGTGCCGAATTCGCCAAGCACTACAACACCTTGAATCCGGACAAGCCGCTCAAGCTGGGCAAAACCGTCATCCGGGGCAACCTGAATCATCTTGACGCAATCGATCCCGCTGCACGGGAGGCGAGAGTGCGTTCTGAGCGTGAACTGGTGGACGCGCTACGTGAGCGGCACCAGGGACGCTATGCGGCGGGGACGGTAGCTGACAAACTCGACGGCGCGCGGCAATCGAAGGTGGCATTCGAGCAGGCGCAGATGGGTTTCTTTTCTGCAGATGAGGCACCAGCGTCTGCTGGCGCCAGTCAAGCGGAAACGAAGCCGCTGGCGCTTGACGAGCGTCATACCATCGGCCACGCCGCAGAGAATCGTCTGGCATCGATGATGGGCGTGGTGGGGCGCAATTTCGTACCGGGCCAGCCCGTGAAATTGTTTCACGCATCGATGTCCGGCAAGGATGGCGTCAAACGTCAGCGTGCGATCAAGTTCCTGAAAGCGAACAAGCGCATGTTCGCAGGGCTTGGTGTCGGTTCAGGAAAAACGGGTATCGGACTCGGGGCCTTTGCCGATCTGCACTCCGCTGGCAAGATTAAAAAGGGCGTTTTCGTAGTCCCGTCGATCGTGCAAGGTCAGTTCGGTGCAGAAGCGTTGCGCTTCCTGAAACCAGGGCAGTTCAACTGGCACTGTCAACCGGGCGCGTCGCACGCCGAGCGCCTGTCTGCCTATCGGGACAAGAACGTCGACTTTCATGTGGTGACCCACCAGTCCTTCCGCGACGATCTGCTCAAGATCGCGGCGAAGCAGCAGAACGTCTCGCCGGATCACGTCGCGCAACAGATGGAAGCCATGACCGGCGATGAGCGCCAGACCTTCATGAAGGATGTGCTGGATCGCGAGGGTATCCACTTCGACTACGCGATGGCCGATGAAGGGCATGGCCTGCTGAACCGGGAAGGCAAAGAGAATAGCCGCTTGTCGAATACGGTGCAGGCCGTTACCGACAATGCCGCGTATTACCTGCATGCGTCTGGCGATCCGGTCAAGAACGACGCCTCTGAAGCGTTCGATCTGCTCTCCAAGATGGATCGCAAGCGCTATTCGGATCGTGCTGCCTTCATGCGCCGCTATGGGGGCGATACCGCCTACGCAAAAGAAGGATTGCGACGCGAGCTCGCGCGGCATGGCTATACGGCGGCGATCACGCCGGACGTCAATGTGACCCGTCATGTACGCCAAATCGAGATGACGCCTGCCCAGCATGCTGCGTTAGATGCAATCGACCGGCAGGTAGCGGCAGCGCGGATTGCGAAGATGCAAGGCAAGGTCGATATCGGCGCTTTGCAATCGTTGTCGCCCGACTCCTTTGCAGGTAGCGACGAAAGCCAGCACGAAGCCATAGCCCATAGCCTGACGCAAGCCTTGGGTGTGATTGCCAATGCGGCGACCAATCGCGTCATCAATGCGCACGCCGATTCCGGTAAGCTCAACGACATCGAGTACCTGGCCGACAGCCATAAAGATCGGCCCGGTGTCGTGTTCGCCAGATCGCTTGATGCCGTTGATCAGATAAAGGCCAGACTGGAAGCAAAAGGCCATCGCGTGATTGTGGTGACAGGCAAGGACTCATCCAAAGACAAGGCAGCGAAGATTCGCGCATTTAACCCGGATTCAGGCGAGCGCAAGGCGGATATCGTCGTTTGTTCGGATGCCGGTGCAGTCGGCGCCAACCTGCAAAGCGGTAGCTGGCTTGCGCAATACGACACGCCCGATACGGCAATGGTCTACAACCAGCGAGCGGGGCGCATTGCCCGCGTTGGCCAGCGCAATGACGTTGACCTCTACGATCTGGTGGCGAATCATCGCAGCGAGCGGCGTTCGCGTGCGCGGCTCGCGCGCAAGCAAGACTTAAGGGAGGTGGTGACCAGTCCGTTAGATGGACTGGACGATACAGGTCTGGCTTCATTTCTATTCAAGCGCAATCAGACACGGCAGCAAGCGATGGCGATGTAAGAGGTCAAACGGTCGTGACCTGATGCTGTTCATATGGCTGCATCGATCGACACCCTCCGTACTCTCGCAACGCAAAACGCCGCATTATCGGCACAGGCACAAGCAACGCAGCAATCCCTGCTAGAAGCCGCCGACAAGGAATGTTCGCGTTTAAGCGCATTGATCGCTGCTACCAAGCCTGCCGATGTCCTGACTGATGAAACCAAGGCTGCGCAATATCAAAGCTGGGTCATGCAGCGTGCGCGGCTACTGGAACTGCTGGCCAGCCCATCCTCCTGAACTACTCGCTGATAGCAGCTTCGGTCGTGACGCGACACTCGTCGCATGGACACCTTTGCCAACGACACCGCCGATCAAGCGCTATTGGACGCCACGCCGGGCTTCCTTTCCATTTCGGAATTGTTTAAGGCCACGCCCGCGACAGAAGGTGGCAAGCGTTTTGTCTACATGGAAGCGTCGAATGAATCACGCGACCTGCAAAACGAAATCATCCTGCAAAAAGCCTTGCAGGAATCTGCCGACTATTACCTGAAATTCGGCAATCTCGACCTCGATCATTACACGCAAGTCGGACGTCCCAACCCAGCCAAAGGTTACCCCGGCTTTCCTGGTTATGAAGCATACGAGATCGGACGTCCGGTTGACGTGCGTGTCGATGGCAAGCGCACGTTCGTCAAGGCGCAAATCAGCGAAGGCGCTGGCCCTGCTGCCGAGAAGGCCAATTATTTCTGGAACTCGATTACTGACTTGAATCCGCCGAAGCGGTGGTATCCCTCGGTCGGTGGTTCGGTATTGGAGAAAGCGATCCAGATCGATCCCAGCACCGGCGCACGTTACCCCGTCATCACGAAGGTTCGGTGGTCGAACATCGGCATGAGCCTGACTCCCGTGAACGCTGATCTTCCAGAAGTGTCGTGCGTGCCGATTGGGCTGCTTACCAAGAGTTGGGGGCCGTCAGGGCTGGATCTGCGCAAGTCGCTGCCTGCCAATGGTGTCACTTCAAATCGGCAACCGCTTGGTCAAGGCAAGTCATCTGGCGTGCTGTCCTACTGGAATTTCCGCGATCAGTTCGCCAAGACGATTAGCAGTGGCGAACTGAAAACCGATTTAACGAACCTGGTCAGGGAGGCCGGTTCCCGGTTCCAGCTTTCCCCGAGCGTTGCGTCCGAATACGTCGAACGCTTTCTCGATGACCTCAAACGGGGATTGCAACAAAGAACACAGGAGAAAAATCCACAATGAGTTTCGACCAGCTTCTGGAAACGATGGGCACCCTTGCGAAGTCGCAAGGCGTCGACAACCCGGACGATCAAACAGTTGCCGATAACACCGACCCCAATGGGGGGGATGGTAATGGTGGCGACGGTCTTGCCGCCGATGGCATTGGCAAGGGCGGCGATGGCAAAACCGGCAAAGGCAAAGACAAGGGCAAGCCGATGCAGAAGTCATTTCTGCTGACGATGGCCGATGGCTCCGAGATGGAAGCGTTCGACGGCACCGACATGCTCAAAGCCTTGTCCGACCGGCTCGACGCATCCGAGCAGGAAATTCAGGAAGCCAAACAGCTAGGTCAAACCACCGAGGAGAACGTCCTGAAATCCCTGCAAGCCGCAGTGAACCTGATCGCAAAGCAGAGCCAGACCTTGAAAGAGCAGGGCGCGATGATCAAGTCCCTGAACGACCAGGTCACTGCGCTTGGTAGTACCGGTCGAGGAGTCCGCTCGGTGCGCTCGGTCACCGACATCAGGAGCAACGACCTCAATAAATCGCTGAACGGTGGCGCACAGGACAAGCAATTGACCGGCTCTGAGATTCTCGCGAAGTCGCTCCACGCGATGACCGCCGGGCGCATCTCAGGCTACGACGCTGCCCGTATCGAAACTGCAATCAACCTCGGCATCCCTGTCGCACCTGAGTTGATGAATGCCATTTCCGCGTAATCGCCGCCCCTAACCTGAAGGACAACTGAACACAATGTTGCAAAACCTTTTCAACCAGGGCAATCGCTCTGGCGACACAACTTTTGGTGCGATGAGCCAAGGCGAGCTTTCGGCGTTGCAGAAATCGCTGGAAGCTGGCTACGGCTCCGACATGGCTGCCCTGACCGGCGGCTCCGCGCTACGAATCCAGTCGCTCGATACGACCATGCAAGCCACCGTGCAGGACAGCAAGCACTTTACGCTGTTCAATCTGCTGGCAAAGCCCAAGGCAACAGCCGTGCTGGACGAATGGACGGAGCAATCCGACATCGGTGGCTTCTTTGGCGGTACCTTCAATACGCAAGATGGCCCCGCGATGGAAACCAACGGCGACTACGCGCGGATGGTCGGACAGGTCAAATACATGATGACTTACCGCAAGGTTCCGATTGTGCTGCAAACGCAGAACAATATAGTGGATGCAATTACGCTGGAAACCACCAACGGCACCAAGCAGCTATTGACCGATATCGAAATCGGCCTGTTTGAAGGGAGAAGCGACGTCACCCCATTGGCATTTCCCGGCATCCGTCAGCAGATCGAATCGCTCGGTAAGAGCAATAACATCATCGACATGGCCGGAGCGCCACTGGCGTCAATCGGGCCGATTGCACAGGCAGCGGAAACCATCTATGGCTATGGATCGTTCGGCACCGCCACCGATATTTTTCTGCCGCCGTCGATCCAGACCGATCTGAACATGAACCTCGATCCGGCCTTCCGTATCGGGCTGAACGACTCTGCGATCTCGACCGTGCGTGGCACCAACGTCACCGGGGTGCAGACTTCCTACGGCAAGATCAGCACGCGCAACGACATCTTTATCCGCGATGAAAAGCTGAAGAAGCCATTTGAAGTGCGCAATGCAGCCTATCTGGCGACGGCTGTTGCCAACAACACTTTCAAGCCGGGCGCGTTGACGTTGTCGGTACCAGCGGCAGATGCACAATCGGCGTTCCTGTCGTCGCAAGCCGGTAATTTCTATTACTACGTGACTGGTATCAATCAGTTCGGTGAATCGCAAGGTGTAGTGTCTGCGCAAGTTGCCATTGGTTCCGGTCAATCGGTCACGCTGACCATTCCCCCCTCGCCGTCGCAACAGGAAACGGGCTATGTGATCTATCGCTCGCGCATGAATGGCACCAACCAGTTGAACGATCTGCGCGAAATGACCCGTGTTCCCTATGTGTCTGGCAACGCGACCACGACCTTTGTTGATCGCAACCATGACATTCCGGGATCAACGTCGGCTTTCATATTGAACCTGTCACCTTCGGATCACGCTATTTCATGGAGGCAATTTATGCCGATGTTGAAAATCGCGATGGCGGCGACGAACTCACCCATCATTCCGTGGATTCAAATGATTTGTGGATATTTGCGCGTGACCAAGAGGTCGCAGCATGTCGTCATCAAGAACGTGGTGCCGACCAACGCTGCTTGGCAGCCGTTTGGCGCTAATAGCGGCGGATAGCCGAATCAACTTGGCATTGCAGGCTCTGCGCAGACAGAGCCTGCTCGCGCACATTCCTCTCATCCAGCAACCAGAAACACACAACAAAAATCCCATGAAAGTCATTTGCACATTGCATCACGCATCCGAATTGATCAACGGTATCCGTTTCGATAAACACGCGCTCGGACGCATCTCGGAAGAGATCACACAGGAGCAAGCCAAGGCGCTGCTCGCCATTCCCGGCTATGTCGAGGAATTCAAGGGCGGTGGCAAGGCCGCAGCGCAGACAGCGCAACTTACACAACCCGCTGCGCTTATACCTGATCAAACCGCGAAACAGGACAACTTCCTGCCATCGTCTTTCGATGATGGGCAAGCGATGTCGCCGACCTTGCAGGATGCCTCACCAGGTTGGGAAAAAAACGACCCAGCCGGTGCGCCAGCCCCTGTCGAGGGCAAGTCGGCCGACAAGAAGAAATAACCCAATGACAGGCACACTCGATGGCAAATAGTGTTGTCTTCCCGGATCAGGCTGCTGCCGTTGCCAATCTGACGGCGCTCCTGAATGTCGGGGTGGGGAACTACATCAATGTCAATGCGCTGACCTCGGCGCAGCTCTGGGCGAAACTGAAGGCCGCCGAAGCATCAGCGCAGCGTCAGTTGCGGGTATTCTTCGGCCCGACCGAGGTCATTCCAGAATGGACACTGGATCAGGAGCAAACCGTCGCTGCGTTTGAAGCGGCGGGGACGCCGTATGCGTTCCAGTCAGCGTTCGATTATGACCCTGAGTCATTCATGGATGAGCGGTGGGCGTTCATGCAACTGGCTCATACGCCGGTACAGGCCATTCGCAAGATATGGTTTGACGTGCCGTCTCCCTTCCTGATGGGTTTTACGGTGCCGGACAACTGGATACGCCTAGATAAGAAATACGGGCAATTGCGCTTGATTCCGGTCACCAGTGTCGCCTCGCCACAGATGGCTTACGGCTTCCAGTTACTCTCTGGTGGGAGCGCCTATCCGCTATCGATCCAGGTCAGTTATCTGGCGGGTTTGACGAATGTTGACGGCAATGTTGTATCGTCGTTTGCCGAGTATTGGGACGACCTGGTCGATGTGATCTACAAGATCGCCGTTCTTAAAATATTGCAGGACGCGTTCGTGCCGGCGTCGTCCTCGATCTCGGCGGACGGCCTGTCGCAATCTTCATCCGTTTCGATAAGCGATTACCAGTCGTTCATTGATTCCATTCTGTTCGGCGGCAAAGGATCGAACGGCGGCTTGTTTGCATCCATCCACGGTGCGTCCGGTAGTTTGATGGTGTGCTGATGATGTTTTCGTCATTGGCATTTAATCGCTTCCTCGGCGCCATTGGTCAGCAGTATGTCTGGAGGCAGTCGTTCGCTTGCCCATGCTGCGATCCGCACTCCGGAGCGGCGAAGCCATCTTGTTCCCTGTGTAGCGGTAAGGGACGGCAGTGGTCGGATGGTGTGCAGGGCGTCGCCGGGATGGCAGGCGCCAAGGTGCAGCGCGAATGGACGCAGTTTGGCTCATACGAAAGCGGCGATGTTGTGATCACCGTCGGCAGCGATCAGCCGTTGGCGGCAATTGGTCAGTTCGACCGGGTGACGGCTTTGAATGCGTTTATGCGATTCAGTCTGGTTCTCACGCATGGATCGCCGACCGAGCGGTTGAGGTTTTCGGTGACGAAGATTGACAGGGTATTTTGGTTGAATGACGAGGGGACGTCAACAATTGCGGGTGGCATTCCATCGGTGTCTGCGAGTGGCAGCTTGTCATGGTCGGATGGGGGCGAGCCGACGGCTGGTGCTCAATACACGATATCGGGGTGGAAGAATATCGATTATTTCTGTTATGGCGATTACCCAGCGAACCGCAACGAGCAGTCAGGATTGCCGTTGCCTCGCCGGGTGGTGTTGCGGGATTTTGATTTATATTCCCGTTAGGAAATTTTGTGCAAGCTCACGTTACGTCTGTAGTTGCTCGTTTCCGCAAAATAGACTAAAGCATCTTCTCTGTAATCGAAACGAGAGTCCGTTGTATGATTCCTGATGAAGCTAACACTGGTACCAAAATTTTTCAGGGAATACAAGAATGGCATTCACTAGCACATTTGCACGTCGTCCTTCACGCAAGTCGCTGCGTACCAAAAGTGCGCCCGATAAAAAGGCCCCCTATATATTTGCAAATACGATATTGGACATCATATTGAAGGTGTCCGCTATTTCAATAGTGTTTGGTGGATTGGTTGTGAAACAGTTTCTGAATCAGATGGGATTTGGATATCTATTCCCGACAGTTATCGGGTCCCAAGGTGCGCTGCTCGCGATCATTTTTAGCCTTGGGGTTGTTGTCTTCGTCGTTTGCCTTACATGGTTCTTCACACCGTGGTTGGTATTAAAAGCGAAGGAATATGGATTGAAGGAGGGCGTGTCGCCCACGCTTTTTAGCCATCGAGCCCTGATTGGCCTCCTCACTGGGACGCCAGCGGTGATGTTGGCACTTCTTTGCTATGTACCGGCAGGTTCGGCGACCTTTTCCGTGTTGGCCGTTCCTGTGATGATGGCGATTTTTTGGATTATAAGTGATACGAAAACGAGGGAGACAGTAACTTCGCTATTTCACCTCGATACCGCAACGCGACTCGCGTTTGCTTCTACAGGCTCAACACAAAGCCCGTCAACACCAAGTGCTGAACTTATCAGTCGCCATCTACGCACGTGGCTGAAGCTAATGCTCTTTAAGATCAAGGGTTGGACGGCAGACGATAAAAAAGTTGTTCGTTTGGTTTTAGTATTGATTTTTTTGGAATCGGTCGCAAACATATTTTCAATGCTGCCGTGGGTATTCTTGATCAATGTCATTCATCGGCAACTTGAGGTTAGTGCAGATCCAAACTACATTGAATCCATCGGGATGTTACTGCTTTCCCTATGGATATTGCTTTTTGGCTTGGTAAGCGGCGGCATCACGGCATCGGTTAATATGCAAATGAAAGAGAGTGGTGAAAGAGGCTTGCAGGCACTGGTAGGTGCTATTGCAGGTTTAGCTTTTGTCGTGACTCTGTTAGCACCAACTTCCATTATTGAGGCGGCGATGTATGCAGCATCGATTCGGGAAAATCCGAATCAGGCACATTGGTATGCTATCGACGATGCTGCCTATGAAAAGCTGATGCCCGGAACTAATAAAATTCCTTTTCGAAGGATAGGTGATTCACACTCTCGGTACATATGTGCGTATAGTCCATTTTTATATGCCGACAAAAAAATTCTATGCGCACCGAGTGTTAAACACGCTAACGCAAATCAATGTGTCGTCATGACTGAAGCGGAGGCGCGGATAGTAGCACCTCCAACAAGCACGGTAGAGTCGGCAGATGAGAAATATTGCCAAGCCCATCCGGTTTTAAAATAATTTGAGCGGCTATTCTTGGTTTGGGAAATCACGTGCGAGTTTTCCATGTATTACACACAAACTATTACCGACAGAGTATGAATGCTTCCTTGATAGCTGATTCGGCAAGTGGGTGTAACTCGTCGACCACTTTCTTTGCCAAATATAATCCCGGTTTCGCCGGAATCAACCATCCTTGGGAACCTTCCATCATCACCCGGAAGGTCATGTAGGTAGATCCGCCCGTTGACTCCTTCATCCTGACCAGCCCTGCATACTTGCGCCGATCCGCTTTCGATTGATCGCGCAGCATCGCTGGTTTGATCCGTTCACCCCATTGGTAGTGGCTTTGATTGACCAGATAAGCGGACTGGCTATTGTGACTCGACAGAAATGGCGTTTGCTTCTTTGCTGCGCTCATTCCTGTTTTCGCTGACAGGATCGTAAGTTGACCAGCCGGTCGCTGGCTCGCTCCAGTAACCGCGCTGTGCTTGAGATTTAACGCCATTTGTCCGATTGCTTCGGGCATGGATGGTGCGTGCGCATCAGAACCGGTCACATTGTGCCGCATGGGGATGATCAAAAATCTACGGCCATCCAGCGTTCGCCTGACTTTCGGGCTGGTATCGAGCATGCGTTTTAAATCGCGTGCCGGTCTGCCGGTTTCGATTTCCTCCGCGTATCGATAATCGCTACTTACTACTGCGGAGAATGGCCCTGTCATCTGCATTGTGATCGATGCGATGTACGGATTTTTCTCACCAGACCATAGTCGTGCATCGTAGACGGCACGCTGCCAGTTCGCCTTGGCCTGATTGGCGATTGCTTGCACTGCTTGCGTGACTCTGGGCAGTACGGTGCTGTTGACGATTTTCGTAACCTCGTCGGCAGATGGCAGATCAAGCGTGAACGTGTATTGCGTCATAGATTCCTCCCGCGTCGATCCTCGCATCACGTCTGTCGTGACGCCAGTATCGGCGCATGATCGTCAATATCACCCCCATCGCCGTTGGCAATGCCTTGCGCGTGTTTCTGGAGCCACCAGCAACGGCTGTGAGCTGGGTTCTGCTCAGAAATTCGACTGGTACCTTTTCAGGGCCGACCGATCCGTCTTCCGTGGTGGTATTCCACGGCAACAGTGAGACGGTCGCGCTCGATGCCGATCATCTGCTTAATGGCGTGACCGTCCACTACGGCGTCTTCTACTTCGACGGATCTGAGTGGACGACGGGTAACGCCGCCTCCGGCACGCCGCAGACGACTTATGCCGATCAGAGCATCGATGTCCTGACCATCGTGCGTGAGCGGCTGGATTGGGGCTTGCAGGCCGAAATATCGGCGGGAGCCCTGTCACCGGCGATGGGTGTGATTGCGGTCTTGAATGCACCGCCTGTGTTCGAACAAACGAGCTGGCCGGTGGTGACTGTCCACGTTGCATCAGATGCCAGCGGCGCGCGCGCTGTCGGCGAGATGCCATTTCCCGATGTTGTAGATGCTGAATCTGGCAACTGGATCGAGTCGCAAGGCTGGCTCGCTCGCGTGCAACTCACGATAGTGGGCTGGAGCAAGAACGCCGACGAACGAATCGCACTGCGCAAAGCCTTGCGCAAGATCGTACTCGGCAACCTGGAAGTGTTCGATTCCTTCGGCCTCATCAACATCGATTTCTCACAACAGGATATCGATGAACTGTCGTCCTATCCGGCGCCGGTCTACCAGTCCTACTGCACGTTTTCCTGCCAGGCGCCAGCCGGTGTTGCCGATAGGGTCGCTCCGACCATGTTGGCGCCGCAAACCACCATCACTCCCGTCTTTTAAAGGATCTATCTTGTCTGACACACAGGACCAAGGCGGCATTGCTGCGCCATCAGAAGTTACGGCGATTGCAGCCAAGTCGCCCCCAAAGCAAACCGTTTCCAATCCAGAACCCGCGATCACCCTGACGCAGTTCGGCATCGAATTTTCCAAGAAAGAGAAGCGTGTCGAACTGCTGAACGCTTTCATTTTCACCCAGCGTCAGGCCGGGTTTCATAAGGACGTGAAGTCCGCCTATATCGGGCGTTTCGAGGCGTTCGTGCATCAACCGGCTGATAAGGGGTAAGCATGGCAGCCGGATATTTCTTTAACGGTCGCCTGTGGATCACACCGGCGACGATGTCTGCGATCAACGACGATGCAATGGTGCCGCAGAGCCTGTCGGTCGGGAACGTTGCCGCCTTTATCGGATGGTCGGTAGGCGGGGAACCGAATACGCCACTGGTGTTTGGCAACCCAGCGCAGGCGCAATCCACCCTGATCGGTGGCGAGCTGCTGCAAGCGGTGTTGCGCGCCTTTAGTCCAAGCGACGAGACTGGTGGCCCGGCTACGGTCGTAGCTATCCGCGTCAATCCGGCGGTGCCATCTACATTGACCCTCAACGATAGCGCGGGCAATCCATGCATCGCGCTGAATTCTGCCGACTACGGACAACACACGAACCAGATCAGCGTTTCGATTTCCGCTGGCTCGGTGCAAGGGATACATGCCACAGTGCAATTGGGGAGCGCGAACTATTCGCAGGACAACCTGTATGCGGTGCCACTGTCGATCCAGTACACCGGATTGAATGCCAGTGCAACAGCGTCGATCACCGGCACCGCCTTGACCCTATCGTCTCCGGCCGGAACGGTCGTTTCAACGATCAGTCTGTCCACCTTCCCGACAGTCGGGCAACTCGCGCAAGCGATCAACGCCATCCCGAATTTCACGGCAGTGGTGACAGGCGGATTTATCAACGCTCCAACGTTGAACGGATTGGATACCGCTACCGCGCAGGACGTCAAAACGGCACCTTACAACGTGACGGCCAATCTGCAAGCAGTCATCAACTGGTTCAACAGCCCGGCGCAAGGATTGGTTGTCGCAACCCGCGCACCAAATGCCGCGTTACCGCCGGCACCCGTCGCGTTCACCTATCTGACTGGTGGTTCAGATGGTATTACGACCAATGCTAATTGGTCGGCAGCATTTACGACCCTGCAAAGCGTTGCCGTGAACTGGATCACGCCGGTGACTTCCAATCCGGCGATTGTCGCGATGACCGATGCGCATGTGCAGTACATGTCTACGGTAGGACGCAAGGAACGCCGCGCTATCTGTGGCACAGCCTTGGGAACCACTGACGCACAGGCTCTCGCTGCGGCCCTGGCAATTAACAGTGATCGCACCTCGTTGGTTCATCTGGGTTTCTACGGTTACGACCTGTCTGGAAAACTCTCAGGTCTGCAACTGTATTCGCCGTATCTGACGGCGGCGGCGATTGCCGGTGCCTTTTCCGGACTGTCGCCAGGTACGCCGATGACGAACAAGTCATTGAGCTTCTCCGGTGTTGAGCGATCACTGCTGAATCCGACCGAGACCGATCCGTTGATTCAGGGCGGTGTGTTGTGCATCGAATCCACCAGCAACGGCTACAAGGTGGTGCAATCGATTTCCACCTGGTTGGACGACAACCGTTACGACAAGGTCGAGCAATCCGTCGGTTGGGCGCTGGACTTCGTCGCACAGAACGTGCGTAACGCTCTTGATGTATTGCGGGGCGCGAAAAATACGCCGATCACGATGGGGCGTGCGATCAGCATCACGGAGTCGCAACTGCGTCTGCTCGCAACTCCCGAACCGCAAGGGCCGGGCGTGTTGACTGGCGATGCAGACAATCCGGCTTATACCGGCATTACCGCGACATCAATCGGCAACGTGCTGGCGGTGTCTTTCCAATGTTCACCGGTACTTGGCGTCGATTTCATTCCAATCACGATTTTTGCAGTGCCGTTTACCGGCTCGGCCAGTGCATAAGGGAGGCCGCTAAATGGCAATTCAACAAAGCGTCAATCTCAAAACGCGCACCGGCAACCTGATCGTTGCCACCTTCGGCGGTGTCCAGATTGGATTGCTCCAGTCGGTACGATTGAACGATGACTACGCACCGGAACCAGCTTCCGGCATAGGGGATATTCATGTGCAGGAGTACGTGCCAACGATGGCACGCCACTCGCTCTCCGTGCAGGTGATGGCGTTGAACACAGGCGCCATGATTGCGAGCGGTGCTGCTGCCGAAAACGGAGACGCAATGCTGCGAGGGTTGGTATTCGATATCGAGGTGTACTCGAAAACAGATGGTACGTTACTGCGTAAATATGTCGGCTGTTCCTATGCGTCGGGCGATATCGAAATCTCCAAGCATGCGATTGTGATGCAATCCGGGCAGTTCTATGCGCTGGATGTGCAAGGGACAGCTTTGTAACGCGGCACCGATCAAGCGTTGAATTTTTTTGCGTTGATCGGTGTTCGCGAAGAACTACGATTGTTTCTTGGCCTTCGCGGCCGGATTTTTCGTCAGGGCTCGCTTGACCAACATAAGTCTTGGCGCAATAGCTTCCGATGTGCGGTTCCCTATGAAGTTGATTTCATCGGTAGGCAGCTTTGTTCCCTTTTGATTGAAAAGGACGTGTCCTTCCGATTGAATGTGCAATATCAGCGCCTTCTCAATAATTTGGATTTGCTGCTTGGCCTTTGCTTTAGCTCGCGCCTTTACAGTGCAGTAAATGATGAATTTCTTGCCGGCTGCAGCTTCGTCTATTGTGCGCATCAAAGGAAGCGATTTGAGGTGATTGTTTATTCGAAGTCGAATGGAAAGTGCTTCACCGACATAGATTGGCGTTATCTTTTTCCCAAATTTACGACAAAATATATAAACACCAGGCTCTGTTGGAAGTTGTTCAGAGTTAACGTGATAGGAAAGTTTGCCACGTTTGTCTTTGAGGAGGGGAACAGGATCTGACCAGGTCGCATCGATTTTCATATTTTCAAAACTCCCACAATGTGTGCAGACGGAAAAGGTTGATCAATCGCAGTCGTGTCTTCTTGACTTAGTTAAAGGCGATGTTTTGAATCCATACAGAAAATTCTGCAATCCCGAGAATTGCGCCATCCTTTGTGTTTTGCTTCGGATGGCAATCTAACGCGAGCAATTGTGAATTGTTTTCAGGCCACGAGCTGGCATTTTGCTGACATATTGAATCCGGCCATCTCGCCGAGTCCTTCAAGGAAAATTGCGTGCCTATCTCTTCGATGTCCCGATCCGTGTATCCGAGATCGATAAACGCGCGAATACCAAAGCTAATTTGTCTGTTTTTGGTGCTATCGTCTTCGGGCAGATATGTCAGCACAACATGCGAATTGCCTTTCCAGTGATTGGGGAAAAACCGCAATGCTTTCTGCCCTTTCCAGTCTGTCGTGTTGGTTCGGATTGTGGTATCGATACCCGTTGATAGGAACTTATTGGCGATAGCTATCCGTGTTTCCGTCTGTAGTTGCGTCGAGAATGACTGGAGTAATTCATTTGCCTTAAATAAATTTCGATAGTTCGCCAATACAAAATTTTCGGATTCGTTACTCATGATCGCATTTTCTATAGGAGACGATAATTCGCTGAGATGTGACAGAAATTCCTGATAAAACACCTGCCACTTGCTGATCTGACTTGTCGCGATTTCTCTTCCATACATGGAGAGCGCCTGCGCAACGAGTTCTCCATAACTGACGACTGGCCAGCCGGCAGGTACGTCATCCGAGCGTGAAGTTGGTCGAAGAACGCATTTCAGGATACGTCCTTCCTCGGCGCGGCTCGCGAGCAAGGCGTCATAGGTTCCGAACGGATTGTCATGCGCGCTTGCCCATACTTTGTTTTCGATGCCGAGCACAAAATTCCCATCACCAAGAACGATATCTAACCTTTTGTATCCCTGATCTTCACGATCTCGAAACGATACCTCCCTTTCCGCTTTGACGGCGGTCCAGTCGATTGCAATGTCGGCCGAGGAGGCTTTTCTGGCGGCAAGACAGGCAATTAGCGCTTTTGCGAGCCAGGGTGGTACATTTTTTTGCCCACCCATAAATAGAAGCATCAGATCGGACGTGGGGTTTTCAAGATATCCGCTCCCGCCGACATCAAAAAAATTTGGCTCTTTGGCGGAAATCGGTGGCAGGGACTTTATATCGGCTAACACGGTAGCCAGAGCAGTCAATTCGAAGCTATTCATACTGGTTATTTCCGCATTTGAATCAATCACCATGTTTGGCTTTCGGTTTCCGAAAAATCACATAGCTAGAAATATTACACGGAATTTGTCCGGGCGCTTTTTACTCCTATGTCGTGACGCAATGATGTTTTTATCGCAACTAAATCCGGGCTACCTGCACCGCACGACGATATGCCTCGCTCCCCACATGCTACGGATTTCACGGTCGATGTCGACCGCCTTGGCCGTTTCACGTTCGCCCGCCGCACCATCGGCGACCAGTTCAAGATACGCGGTCGCTATAACCAGATTACCGATGGGTTTTACGACGCCGACGGCAACATGGCCGACATGTCGGCGCTGGCCTATGTGACGATCCAGACGCTCCTGGTATCCGCCCCATCGGGTTTCGATCTGGATGCGCTCGATCCGCTCATCGACGACGAGTTCGAGACCAAGATCGTTGCGATCTGGCGTGCGCTCCGTCAAAAGGAGCTCTCTTTTCGACCGCAACCGAACCAGGGCAGCGAAGCAGCAGGGGCGGCTGCTTGCGAACACGTATCACCTGTGGTTCCGCGATAAATACCGGCTCGCGCCAACCGACCTGCGCTTTCTGGCCGCGACTGATGAACAGATCGAGGCCGAATTCTGGGCCTATCAGTATCAGTCCAATAAAGCCAAGGAAGAAGTCGAAGACGACGACTTCGATCTTTCCGACGTGCTTGCCGGTTTCGAGCGCAATGCCACTACTTCGCCTATGCAGCAAGCATCGCAACCCGTAAAACCGAGTCAGGCAACTTTGCCGGTCGACGCCGTCTCCGACTGGGAGGAGGTCGACCTTGGCTGACGTAAAAATCGGTGTCAACGCCGACGGCAGCAATGTCTCGAAGGCGATTGATCAGATCACGCATTCCGTGAACGATCTGGCGCGTGCGGTCGCCTCTGCCGGTAAGGTCAAATTCCAGCCGGTTGATGTCAAGACCGCCGAGCGTGACCTGCAAACGCTGAATAAGCAATTCGACCAGGCAGTCGCCAGATCGAAGTCTCTGCGCGACGCGCTGAAAGCCACCGGACAGACCGGCAGGGCGATCCATGACGTTGATTTTTCCAAGCTAAGTGTCGATCCACATGCAGCGCAACGCATGCGCAACAAGGCGTTTGGTTACTCTGCGGCTGGCACCGCATGGGATATCGGCATGTTCCCGGCGCTGCCTCCGGTACCGCCCGCACCACCACCTCCGGCGAACCCACCCCCACCCAATCCAAAAAACAAGCCCCGGCGTCGCGAGCATTTCTTCGCACGCGCCGGCAGGGCGTTTTCCGGCGGGGTGGGCGGTGGTGTCAGCCAGATCGTGCATGGTGCGATCAACGGTGCCGAAGAAACCGGCGGCGGTGGCGGGGCAATGGGCCTCCTGCGCGGCGGCCTGATCGGCGCAGCGATGTTCGGCTTGTTCAAGGCCGGGCAGACGGTGTCCGAAGGCTACAGCATGGCGAAGGATCGCGATATCGGCCTCGATAACCTGAAGCGTCAGATGGGAGATCTGGGCGTCAGCTTTACGGGCCTCAAAGCGATGAGCGATGCTGCCAGCGCTGGTCTGGGTATCAATTCCAAGGAATTTACCCAATTGGCCGAGCAGTACCAAAGCGCGGCGCATGGTCCGTTTGGGCAATCGCCGCAATCCTTGATGGGTGATGTGCAGAGCTCTGCCGGGTTTGCACGCGCCTACGGCATCGACCCCGCTAAATCGGTGAGCTTTTACGGGAACCTTAAAAACATCGATCCACGCCAGAACAACCGCGAGCTGGCCTTGCAGATCGCCGAGGCGATCAACCACTCCGGTGGCAGGGCGATGGCGGGTGACGTGATGCAGTTCGTGCAGACCATGGCCAGCAGCGTTGCCCGCTTGTCGCTCTCGAATCCGGACACGGGAGCCTATGCGGCCGCGTTCGGTTCCATGCTGCACGGCAAGTCGGCAGGCATGACTGCCGACAATGCGCAGATCATCCTCGGTCAAGCCAATAGCGCCGTGACCAACATGGGCAATGCAGGCGAGCCGGGACAAAACTTTACGCTCGCGTCATTCAACCGCAACGGCTATCTGAATCCCTTCCTCGCCAGTTCACTGGCGTCAGGTGGCCTGTTTGCGTCGCGTGGATCGATCTTCAATAGTCAGACCGAAATTGGCAAGTACCTGCGCCATAACGGCATTGATCCGGACGCCGATGGCACGGTCACTGGTGCTAACCGCGACGTTACCAATTTCGAGTCGTTGCGCACCAATCTGGATCGTCAATATCGCAACCCGCTCCTGAAACTCGACGCAGCCAAGAATTATTTCGGTTTGCAGTCGAACCAGCAGGCAGCAGCCTTGTTGAATCTCGATCCTCACCAAGCCAGCGGTTTGGGTAACGCGATCAAGCGCGCAGGGATCGACGTCAATCAAATCAACGCTGGCGGTATGGCGACGCTGGCCGCCATCGGCGGGGCGGGAAATCATGCGGATCTGAATGCGGTCTACGCCGACATCTTGAAGCGCACCGGCAAGGATGCGCTGACGCGCGACGAGAAGACGACGCTCGATGGCGCGCAGTCAAGCAGTACAGAGGATTTTCGTACTGCCCTGATCAAAATCATGGCTTCCAAGGATCAGCAGGAAACCGAAGGCTCGAAGCTGCGCGCGACGATCAAGGACCTGGAAACCGTGCAAACAGCCATCGGCGACAAGATGATCGGCCCGATGAACACGATGCGCGACGCGCTGCTCAAAATCGCCGGAAAGGACGGCAAGTCTGCCACGGCGGCGATTCTGCGCAAATCGGCCTACGACGCCGAACGCGCCGACGTCGATGCCGGATATGACGAGCAGATCGGGCAAGTCAAAGCGAAGGCACTAGGTCAATACAACGACCTGGAAGCCAAACGCGCCACGCTGATCAATCCGATGACGCACACGCCCTATCTACGCGGCCAGAGCCGGGAATCCGTGATGAAGCAGGTTGCCGATATCGATGCGCACATGAAAGCGATCAACGGCCAGCGCGACACCGATATCGCGGCGCTTGATAAACAGCGCGCAATCGATAAGGCGACAGTCGATGCGCGCGAACAGCAAGAAAAGGCCGCTTACGATCAGGCTGCCAAGGCCACGAATATCCAACAGGGTGGAAATACCGCCAATGCAGCCGTCGACAATGGCGCTGCAACCCCGACAAACGATTCCGTGTCGGCAGGCGTGCAGGGCAATCCCAACGGCGCGATTGGTGAGCGCAATAACAATCCGTTCGATTTGCGTCCGTGGTCGAAGTCACAGACCAATGTCGCAGGCGGGTTTCTCAAATACGCAGATATGCAAACCGGCGTGAACGCCGGATTCAGAAACCTGCTGGTTGCGCAGGACGTACACCACCGTAACACCATTGCGCAGATCCTGTCGCCCTATGCGCCTAAAAAGGACAAGAACGACACCAAAGGCTATATCGATCAGGTCGCGAAGATGACAGGCTTCGGCAAAGACGAAGCCTTGAACCTGCACGACCCCAAGGTCTTGAAATCCTTGGGCAAGGCGATCCTCAAACGCGAAAACACAAACAACACAGTAACCGACAGCCAGATCGACCAGGGCGTGCTGTCCGCGCTGGGTGGCAATCCGGCCAAGATCGCCGATACGCAACAGGCCAGCGGCGCGCAGTCCAGCGTGCAGGATACGTTGAACGTCAATGTGAACGTGAACACGGTCGGCAAATCCGCGCAGGGGGCGACCGTGCAGCACAACCTGCAAACCTCAGTAGCGGTTCCGCGCGGCTCCGGTACGCAGACGGTATCGCTATGAAAGTCGATACCCGCATACCCGGCCTGCTGGTGACCTTAAAAAAGAACGTCGCCAGAACCACGCTCGATGGCAAAACGCCGGTTTCCACCCGCTTCGCAGGTCAGTATCCTTTCGTGGATCTGACCCCGTATATCGGCGAAAACAATGGCGTGCGCGTGTCGAAGTCAGTACGGGAGGCGGCCGGATCGTTCTCGATCACATTGACCGATCAGCTCTACTACCAAGGGGAAACCTGCTATGGCGATTCGCTCTACGGACTGATCGAGCCGATGGATTCCATCGAGATTCGCATGACCGGCAATGCATATCAATCGGCGGCTGGCCCTGGTGCGCAACCGCCGATGATGATGCGTGGGTTTGTGTCGCGGATCGAGCTGTCGGAAGCGATGAGCGCCGACGGCAAGCCGCAGCGCCAGATTGCGGTCAGCGGGCAGGATTACGGCAAGATTTTACAGATGATGCAGGTGTTTCATATGCCGGGTATCCCGAACAGTGACGCCAGTTACATCACAGCGTTTCCCTTTTTTGCGCAGTTCGGCGTCGGTGACAACATCATGCCTGCTGACAAATTCGTCTCGCAACTGTTCAGCGAAGTCATCAACCCGTATATCGCCAAGATGCGCGGTGACGTCAGTCCGGCCGCATGCAGCGCTCCGTTGCAATCGATTACGCCGGATATCCAGATCACAGGAGGTCAGGTATCCCCTTACGGCAACGGCGGCTGGATGGGAGGTACGATCTACAGCCTGATTCAGTCCTTGGGTGACATCGGATCGTGGAACGAGTTTTATATCGAGGACAGGGAAGACGCGCCCTATGCAGTCTATCGGCCTAACCCGTTTCTCGCCGTTGACGGGACGCCGATATTCGCGGGCAGCAGATCGCCCGCTACAACCGTGATTGAGCGGTCCGACGTGGTCAGCATCTCAGCGGTCAGAACCGATGCGCATGTCGCCAATTACTTCTGGGTGGAAGGCCCACGCTACAACCTCAATTACGAACCAACGCTACGCATGGTGGCAGTGCAGGCGAATCAGGCAAATCCAGTCGATGCGACGACTCAGGGACCGTATCTGACCGGCTACGCAAACGTCGATCCGGCCTTGTACGGTCAGCGCAAGATGACTGAGCAGACCCATCAAGGCGGCAGTGGCGAAACCGATAACGGCAATGGCACTCCCAGAAGTGCGCAGCGGATCAACAACAAGACTTCACTAGGGAACTGGATCACGCAGCGGCGTATCGATCTCATTGCGCAGAACCGGGACAACATCGTATTCGAGTCCGGCTCTATGCGCTTGAAGGGTAACGAATCGATCAAGGCTGGCACCTACATTCAGTACCAGCCGGGCAATGTGCCGGGCATGTACTACGTCGTGGCGGTGGAACACGACTACACGCCATTTGGTTCTTATTTTACGACCGTCCAGTTTGAACGGGGTACGGGTTTTATTGGGCGTGTGCAACAGGAAGCGGGTAGCGCCTCTCCTTATCTGGCGGAAATGGCGAATAACGAATGAATGGTGCGGAATTAGGAATAGTCGTTGCAACCTACCCGGAGGGCAGCTCGATCGACGTGGTGATGATCAAGGATGGCAGCCGTCTGTCCAATGTGCAGGTGGCGACCAGCTCTGCGAGCTCGAACACCGGGATTGCAGACTTGGCGGATATCGGTGCTCCTGCTGGCGACACGCGTTGGGACATCACGCAACCGGTCGAGCGACTGGTGCGCGGCATCATCATGTTCGTGCAAGGCGTGCCAATCTGCACCGGGTTTCTGTTCCCGCAGGTGGGGCAAATGACGTTCCAGCGCAAGAATTTTAAGGTGGAACGGCACGCCAGCGATGTCTATTCCACCATCAATGCCAGCGGCGATATGGAGACCTATCATCCGAGCGGCAGCTATTTCCGTATTGGCGCGTCGCCTGCGCACGAGGATCTGACCGGGCAGGACTATGACCGGCAATGGAAGATTGCGAACAACACCGGCTCGGCGGTGCATGCGCATCTTGCCGTCGCTAATGCCGGTAGCATCGTTGCCACCGTCGATATCGACCCGCAAGGTAATGTGACCCTGATGCACAGAGGAAATTTAACGACTACGACGACTGGCAATGCAACTCTAAACGTATCGGGTACAACGACGATCAATTCGACGGGCAATCTGTCTATTCAGTCTCAAGGCAATGTTACGGTCAATACGTCATCGGCGGCGACCCTTACCGCAAACGGTGGCGTGACGATCTCTGGAGGTGGTGCTGTCTCGATTACGGGGGCACTAGTGAGTCTGAACTAGCACCCGAACCGTAGATAAGTTGCGCTTAAATAACAACAGACAAGCTCAGTTCATAGTGATAAAAATTTGCTTTGTCCAACATCCCACCTTTTAGTTGGACCACTAAGACGAGACAGAATGCCATCCAATGTATTACGTAAAGATCCATAGGAGGCTAATACCGCTGATACGGTAGCTTTACCAGGACCCGCGTGAGTGTTGGCATATGTCAAGGCGTTTGCCAGCGACATTGGTGTATGACGCGTAGCGGCACTTGCATTGCGAATTACAGTCGGTGTCGCGATATAAAAGGCGATTGCCGTACTGTCGACAAGGTTGTTCATCAAGTCATCGAAGCTTGCTAGTACAGATCTTTTCCAGGCGGCTGTGCCGCCTCCAATATATCTATCCTCTCCTCCTGCATTAAATCCGGTGCTAACAATCTCGCATAGCTGCCATTGCAGGCGGCTTGAGTATCCTCCAAACATATAGGAATGTTCGTCTGGTTCGGCAACTCCCGTGCGCTGGGTCAACGGCGGAGCGGCGCCGTGCCCCAGGTTAACGCCCGCCAGACCGTTCCACACCATGGCGAGCGTGGAGTCATAAGACGCGATCCGATGAGCCACAAGAGCACCACCTCCAAAGATTTCCTGGAAAGCTGTGTTAATTGCGCCAATTACATCGCCGAATATGTGATCACCTTGCAAAGGTGCCAGGGAGGGGGCGGCTGCAGCGACCGGGGGCGCAGGCAAGTTTACACCGACAGGATTTGGGTAAGTGCCATTGCGGAGTAGAGTCATAGTATGTCCGTGAATGTTTCTGTGAATAAGATTTGGGCAATGCTCTGATGAATTGCCCCTTGGGGCGATATATTGGATAAATTCGGGCGATCCAAATACAGAGCTTGAGAGCGTACTGTTGTCTGGAAAATAAAATTTTCAGCTATGTTAGCCATTTGTCTTTACTGCGACAATCTCAATCAGTGATCTGATTGTGGTTCTTTCTAACCATTTGTGGCTGTGCGTGGTTAAACGATCGGTTCAACCGAGTAGGCGTCCAGAACCTAATGTAAGGGCTGTGATAGACGTACTGCTACAAATGCTCCCTCGGTGCATCTTAGTGTCGTGACGACAAAATCGGGCTATGTCCCTCTCGTCCCTCGCTTCAACGCTATCGAGCGCCGCGTCTGCTGTCTCGTCGTTCGGCCTGCAGCCACCCAGCAGCCAGAAAGCAGGGGATCGCCCAATCAGTTTTGTCCTGACCGAGATGACGCAATCCACGGTCACGCCGGTCAAATTCACAATGATCATCCGGCCCGAGGAGTTGACCCGCACCGACGTTTCGCGCGCAACCGTGCAGCAAACTTTGGGTGGCGCTTGGTCTGATGACTTCGGCCCCGGTATTGCCTCGATCAATATCAGCGGCACGACAGGTTGGCGCGGTAATGCCCAAGGCGACGGCATGGCGCAATTCACGACCCTCAAAAATCAGGTATTTACCAACTGGCACGCAAAACGTACTGTGGCAGTTAAAGCCGGTCTCGACCCGCGTGGTGTCGAGTTGCGCTTTGTCGATGCGCTCGACTCCACCGTGGATTTAGTGCAACCAATGAGTTTCACGTTGCGACGCTCGAAGTCTAGACCACTCCTGATGCAATTCAGCATTGCGATGCTGGTCTTGAACAGCGGCAGCTATACGGCCCCACCGAGCCAGTCGGCAAATGGGTTGACCAGCATGCTGCAATCGATTCAGCGTCTGATCGCTGGTGCGCGCAATGCGGTTAATTTCGTCAATGGTGTTGTCGGTCAGGTCACGTCATTCATGCAGACCGCGACCAGCATATTCCAGTCGGTCAGCAACCTGATTCAAGCCGCTGAAGCCGTCCCGCAAAGCCTTGTCGGTTCCGCGCAGGCGATGGCGCAAGCTGGTACGACCATGTTCGCAACAATTGCCGCGATTCCAGCCAATACGACCGCGCAGATGGCTGCCGCGATGTCGATGGCATCCGAGTTCTCGAACATCCTTTGTCTGCTAGGTAACGTCGTCAGTGCGCAGCAAACTTACCCGGACTATACGCCGTTATACGGTGCGTCGAACTGTAGCTCGACTAATGGCGGCAGTCCTGTCAGTGCATACGCCGACACCAATCCGTTTTATGCGGTCGCAGGCACCCCGCAAAACGCGCCCGCGCCAGTGTCTTCCGCTCCAGCGGTTCCTGCGCCGACCGTTCCAGTCCCCACTGTTACGATCACGCCGTCTGCCCAGCAATCCCTCGCCCTGGTCAACAGTTCCGATCCGGTTCTGGCGCCGATGTCGATCACCACACTCGGCGTGGCCGCAGCGAACATCGCCGCAGGAGTCTCCGTGCGATGACGACGCCGTTTGACCGCCCGTTAAACGGCTATCGCTTCGTGCAGACACAGCACGGCGATACGCTGCCGAAGATCGCCGCACGCGAGCTGGGCGATGCCGGTCGCTGGGCCGAGCTGATTGTCTTGAACGACATGCGCTATCCCTACCTGACGGACGATCCCACTAAGGTCACGCCCGGCGTCTTCCTCACCGGCGGTTTGATTACCGTCCCGGCGGCAACGCCGGGTGCCGCTACCAACGATCCCGATGCGGTGTTCGGACAGGACATCCTGCTCACGAATGGTGGATTCTCTTTTGAGCATGGCGACTTCGCCGTCGTCAGCGGTCTGGATAATCTGAATCAGGCATTGACCAATGCGCTGGATACCGACCAGGGCGAGCTGCTCTATCACACCAGCTACGGCAGCTTGGTGCGCCTGGTTGTGGGCGGCAAGAACGATGCGACCGATGTATTGCTGGCCGCCGATTACGCCAAATCGACCGTATCGGCCGATCCGCGCATTTCCAGTGTCGCCAGTTCTACCGGCACAGCGATCGGTAATGCGATCTGCGTTGCCGTCGACGCCGTCACGATTCAAGGCTCGACGTCTTCGACCGGCACGACGTATTAGAGGATCGGTTTGGCTTTTCAGATCAAGAATTTCGTTTCGATCGTCGCGTCGATGATCAACCGGATGAAAGTCACGCAGACCAAGCTGACCGATTTTAATGTCGGCGCAGTTGCCAGAACACTGGTCGAAGCGCCAGCCGCAGAGATCGATCAACTGTATCAACAGATGTTCAATGGTCTGCGCGAGGCGATTCCGGTGTCGGTGTACCAGTCGTTCTCGTTCGCGCCACTGGCGGCTACCGCAGCCACGGGCTCGATCCAGTTGACGATTGCCCCACAGACGACGCCAATATCCATTGCGGCCGGAACGTTATTTTCGACTGCCGTCAGCGCAAATCAGTATGCGGCAATTGCTGCGGTCATCGTTCCGGCTGGAACCAGCACGGCTTCGATTGCTGTCGCCGCGACGGCGACCGGGGCGGCAACCAACCTCGTCGCCAATTGCCCGTTCACGATGACGCCATCTCCTGCGGGTTTCGTGTCGGCCATCAATCTTGCGCCCTTTGTGAGCGGACAGGACACCGAAACGCCAGCCCAGCAGCAATTGCGGTTCAATGCCTTCATTGCCTCATTGCCTCGCGGGACCGTACCGGCACTGTACTATGGGATAAGCCTGGCCGCCGTGCTGGACGCCAACGGCAACGTGATCGAGCGTCCGGTATTCGCGTCCGTCGTGGAGCCCTATCTGACCGATCCAACGCAGCCGGTCGCGCTTGTGAACTGCTATGTGCATAACGGCGTCGGCAATACCTCGGCAGCACTGGTTGCCCAGGTGACGGCGTCGCTCTATGGCTACTACACGCCACAAGCCGTCCCTGTTCCGGGATACAAGGCGGCAGGGGTCAAGGTCGTCGTTGCTGCCGCAACCGAAATTCCGGTCAACGTGGCGGCGCTCATTACTGCTGCGACCGGATATTCCAAGGCGGATGCCGTTGTCAATGGCGTCACTATTTCGGGCTTGATTACGCTGGCCACCGCAGCGATTGCTTCTTACCTGCAAAGCATTCCGATTGGCGGCTCGGCCTTGGTCGCGAAGATTGACGCGCTGGTCATGGCGATACCGGGCGTGGTGAACTACACCCCGACATTGCCCGCTGCCGACACGCCATCGACCACGGCGCAGAAGATCATGCCGGGAGCGATTGCGCTGTCATGAGACTCACGCAACGCCTGGTTAATTACCTGCATCGCGTGTTCGATCGCAGTCCCTCGGCATTCATTGCACTGCGCATCAACTGCAACGATAGCAGGATGACATGGCAGATTCGCGATGCCGTGCTCACAGTCACACCGACTGGTGGCTTGGCTTCTCCATTGACGATCGACCTTACAGCCTATACGGTCGCTTCGTTGGCAGCCTATATTGCCGCGCAACCCGGTTATAGCGTTCCCGACGTCGACAGTTCCGCACTCTCTGTACTCAGTTCGCAGGTGCTGATCGACGGGAGAGGTGATGTGTCGCAGACCAACGGCGACCAGCTAGTTGGCTACACCAGCGTCGTTTGGTCTTACATGGACGCGTGCGCCGCTGAACTTGAAGCAGCCGGATATCAGATCGGCCAGATGCTGCTGCAAATGAATACCGTCACAGCATCCGGGACATGGCTGGATCTGCAAGGAGCCTATTACGGCGTACCGCGCAATATCGGCGAAGCAGACGCACAATATGGGCCACGCATCATCGCGACGGTGATCCGGCCACTCGGCAATAATGTTGCCATCGAATCCGCGCTACGTGTGTTGAACGGCGGACTTGCCGTTTCCGTGGTCGATTACCCCGAGCTCGTCAACAACAGCTATGGGTTGTTCGATGTCGATTTCGCCGTCAGCCTAGCGATGCTGCAAGTCGAGTCGATTGCGAACTGGCAGGCGGCGATCAGCACGATCATCAATGGCATGCGCGACGCCGGTACGCATGTCAGGACGATCAATATTCAGGCACCTATCGAAGCAACCCTGAATCTGGGGGCGGTGGTCATTTCCGGACAAATCATCCGCATCTATCCCCAATTCCTAACCGTGCCGACGTGACGGCATCATCGTCGCATGACGACCTATTCTGCGACTTTGACCAATGCCGGTGCTGCGCTCTATGCGCGGGCGCTTGCAACGAATACGCCGATTGTGCTGGCCACTGCTGCCGTCGGCGATGCCGGTGGTAACGATATTGCCACGCCCGACCCGACACGCAACTCGCTCGTGAATCAGGTTTATTCCGGGCCGATCACCTCATTGTCGGTCGATCCGGGCAATCCGAGTCTGATGTGGGCAGAGCTCGATATACCGCCCAATATCGGCGGATTTACGGTACGCGAAGTGGGGCTGTTCACATCCTCCGGCGTGCTCTTTGCCATCAGTAATTTCCCGGACACGTATAAACCTCTGGTTGCCAATGGCAGCTCTGCCGACCTAGTGATCAACTTCGGCTTGTTGGCATCGAACACGTCGCTGATCACGATCACCATCGATCCTTCGGTTGTACAAGCCACGCGTGCGTGGGTATTGGCAACCATTACACCAGCGTATCTGCTACCCGGTGGCACGCAGTATCAGGTGCTGCAGAAGAACTCAAACAGCAATGGCGACGTCAGTTGGCAAGATCCGAATAACCCGTGGGAAGCGACTTTGACAACGACCGGCGGGGTGGTGCCGGTGTCGGCGCTGCAGGCATATAACAAACTGATCAAGGTGGTCGGAAATCTCACCAGCCCGGTGACGCTCACGTTCCCTGCAGCGTTTGGCAAATGGGTAGTCATCAATATGACGACGGGTAATTTCCCATTGACGGCGATTGCCATCGGTGGCACCGGCGTACCGATCCTGCAAGGGCATGCCGACGCTGTCCATTGCGACGGTGCCAATGTCTACTACTCGACCGCGAGCGCGGGCAATCGTCCGGCACTGGATGCATCGCAGGCGATTGCCAATACCTTGTATGTTGACTCGGCGGTCGGACGGGCCACCCCATTCCGCTATGTGGTGCCTGTCTTCCGCAAGTATGGCTCTGCCCCCGCTCAGATGGTTCTTGTCGGGGACACGCGCGCTGCGCAGTTTCAAAGTGGCACCGCAACGTCAATCACATGGAGCATGCCTGTGCTCTCGACGTTCAACCAGGCGAAGCCGCTGATGCTCCGGATGCATTACACAGGCGACGTGGCTGGGAATTCCTATTTTCTTCAGCTTGGTTACCAGGCGATCTTGAATGGCCCGCTCAAACCAGCGAGCTACACAAATTTGACCGAACAGATTGCAGCACCGACGGTAGCCGGGGATCTGGCGATTTACCTGACAACGAGCCTGGTTATTCCTGCCAACACCCTGACGACCCAGCAATGGGTGAATTTTGTGTTGACACGCTTGGCGACAAATGCCGAGGACACCAATGCCGGAAATTTTCAATTGATCAATATCACGATGGAGCAATAAATGAGCGAATTGCTCGATGATGGCGAGCTGCCATCTGGTTATTTTTTTGCTGGCCCGACTGCGACGCCGGTTGGTGGAAGCACAGGCGTTCTTCCCGCCAATGGCGCGATTGTGTCTCTAGAGACCTATCCCGGTCTGAGCTACTTGAACGAGAATATCGGATACCTCCCCGGCCCGGCATACCTGCCGCAGTATGGCGCACCCGGCTTCAACGTCAATCAAAGCTCCGGCCCCGGTGGGGAAATGCTGTACAACTACTCCGCTGTTATCGGACCGTATTACATTCTGTGTGGCTCGAACAATCAGCCGAACTCGACCATTGGTATCGGGGCATCGCTCAGTGTTTCTTCTGACCTGGTGAACTGGACGATCTCGCAAATTAATACCCTGGTAGGCACCATTTGCGTGGGTATTGTGAAAGTCGGAGCAACTTACTACGCAACGGTTCAAGGGACAGGCCAATACCCTGATGCCATCTACAGCAGTACGAATCTGACGTCGTGGACTATTGCGTTTTCATATACTGGCGTAACTGCGGTCTATGATGTAAGTGCGATGGCAGCGACTTCGCAGATTGCCGTTTCGCTTCGTGGCGGGAACAGCAATATCACGTTCTTCAATGGGACTAAATGGGTTCTCGATACGAACAATGTCGGGGCCCACAATTACTTATCCAACCTCAATACCCTATCTACAGGGGAGATTGGCGGTATCGCGCTGACGTCGAGCGGCGGCGGGGCATATTCGTTTTCGGCATGGAAAGTTGGCGTCGGCGCAACTACATCAACAATCAGTCTGGTTGAGCCGAATTTCACGGGTAGCGCCCTCTGCCCGTCGGGCGCAAATCTGGATACGTCTGCCCCAAATAACCCGTTTAACGCAAAACTATCCTACGTCGGCGGACACTACGTCGCGATCATTTTCGGCATTGTCTATACGTCCCCGGATTTCACGCACTGGACGAAGCAGGGGGACAAGCAATTTATCGCGCTGGAGAACATGGGCGGGACCATGTATGCCATTTCGATTGACAATAATGTGAATCAGTATTTCTCGTCGCCGGACGGAATCAATTGGACGCTGTATTACACCAGTCAAATGAATCAAGGTTACATCGCCGGGAATTGCGGAGCGTTGATCCTTCCACTGGCAAACAACGTGTGGGCTGTATGCAGCAGCGTCTTCGACCAATATATTTCCAATATTGGCAATTTGTACGGTCAGCAAGGTTCCTGGATATCGTTCGTCTATAACCCGACGACAACTCCACTTGTGATGCAAAGTCCGACTAACCAGTCGACCAGTGTCTGCACGTTCAGTGTCACGCCGAATGGGGCGGGCATCATGGGGGGAGGCTACACGATAGTCCCTTCGTACAATCCGACCGTATCTGTACTGATGCCGAACCTCACATCGCCGTATGGAGCGGGTACAGAAATGTTCATGAAAATCTGACGGGTTTCCATGGCATTCCACGATTTAGCCAAGGCCACGACGCCGACGCAGGGAACCGGCACGATCACTCTCGGCTCCGCTGTCTCCGGCTTTCTGACGTTTGCGCAAGCAGGGGTCATCGATCAGGAGACAGTGTCCTATGGCATCTTCGATCCGCAGTCGCTCGCTTCCGAGGCGGGGCATGGCGTTTATTCGGCAGCCAACGGCACGCTGACCCGTGGCCCGATAGCATCATCCAATGGCGGGGCTGCGATCAACCTGTCGGGGTCTGCAATCGTTGTCCTCACCGTGCTCGCGGAGGATCTGACGCCGCGCCCGATCTGGCAGGTCAAGGTTGCGAGCGCCAGTAACACCAGTTATACCGCGTCGAATAACGACTGCCTGCAAATCAATACGACAAATGCCGCGTTTTCTGTCGTGCTGCCCGCCAATCCGCAACCGGGCTGGACGGTGCGCATCGCCGATTACGCAGTCACGTTCGCCACCAACAACGTCACCGTCGTTTATAGCGGAGCCGGGATTATGGGCCTCGCGCAAAACATGACCATCTCGCAAAACATCACCGTCGGCAGCATCGATCTCGTCTACATCGATGCTGTGATGGGCTGGAAGATATTATGAGTAACCTGAGCCAATTTCTACAGAACAGCGCCGTGCCGGTTGGGCAAAGCGTGCAAATGCCTGCGCTTGCCAATGCTGGCACGAACCAGTTTGTCACCGCTGCCAACGAGCTGTACGTGAATACCGCGACCGCTTCGGTCGTGCCGCAATCAAGCTGCAGCCCCTTGCTGCCTGCTGCATTGGGAGCGGTAAACGACGTCATCCTGCCGACGTCGCAGGTGAGCCTTGCATCGTTCCAGATGGCGTCGAATGTTCCTGCTTCGGGTTTCTATGCCGGTCTGATTACGTCGGCGGCGATGCAATCGACCAAAGGGTTTTATGTTGGCGGCGTGTACTACCTGTTCAGCCCGAACGACACCACCAATACGATAGGCTGGATCAGCACAACCGATACCGTCAACTACACGGGCTTTGTTCCGATTACGCCCCTGGCTGGCCTGATGATCGTGGACGTGTTTTATAACGCGGCGAACGCGATGTGGTGCTTCCTTGAGGCAAATGGGACGATATTTACAACGTCGAATCTTACTACCTTTGCGAATGCGACCTTCTATAGCCTGCCTGCACTTGCCACGGCAAACGGTTATGTGCGATTGACGAACATCAACGGCACCTGGTATGCCGTCGGCGGTAGCACAACCGGAAGCGGCTACCGGGTGTCGTCGTCCGCAAATTTGACCGCATGGACTGTCGTCATCGAGAACACAGCAGGAGGCGCTCCCGCATTCAATATTGTGCAGGGAGCAGGGGCAGGAGCGGCCACCGAGATTCTTGTGATCTGCAATAACAACACGATCCTGAAAAGCACGAATAATGGCACGAGCTTTACGGCTGTCACCCCGGTGCTATCAGTTTCTGGGCAGACAGTGCAAGGTTTGAACAATGTTTTTTACTCCGCGCGCACCGGCCTTTATTACCTCGCAGCGACCATATCGAATTACACCTATGTCGCCGTTTCCACGACTGGTACATTGGCTTCCGCCGGATGGACAGCATACAGCACCGGGTATCTCGCGGTAGGCAACTCGGCAACCGCAAATATCAATTTCATCGATACCGGCACATGGGTCGGCCCCGTCTTTTCTACTACCGTATATGGGACATACTTCTTCTACGGAGCGTCTTATAACACCTTGAGCAGTCCGATCCTTACGGCAGCGCAGCAGATGACGCTGGAGACTGCTGCTTCGGTCTACTATCAGGGCTGCAAGGCGATGTGGCTGAACAATGCTCTGATCGTGGCATACTCCGGCCAGCCAGATCCGACCTACGCATACCAGCGCCCGAATGCGTTGCTTGCTGTGGCGAGCGGCGCGACTTGCAGCAGCGGGATTGGGATCAATCTGTGGTTCCCCGTGTCCAGCACTGGTGTTTCCCCGCCGCAATGGGGATCGTGGTCGGGTGTCACCTGGTTCAATGGCGCGTACTACGCAGCGGCAGGTGCGTTCAGCGCGCAGGGAGCGACCTACTTTTATTATTACGCGCTGTTCCTGTACAAAATCGCATCGAGTCTGGCGACTTTCTCCTGTCCATTGGCGCCGGTATCCGAGGTTTTCGGTGTGGCGCTGGAAAGCTGCACGCAAATGACTTTATCTTGCCCGATGCCGACTCCGAATGGCACCGGCCTGTATTGGGCCGCGTCGCAGAATTCCAATGCGTACCCGCAGCAGGCTGTTTCCACCATCGTTGTGTTCAGCTTTAACGGTTCTGTCCTCACGGCCTGTTCGCTATCGCCGTCCAGCTCCAGTCTGACTGGAACGAATACAAGCAGCATCAATGGTTATTCCATTGCGGGGCAGCCCAACGGCAGCGTGTCGGTGCCAAAGTGGAGCAGTCTGTTGAATGCCTACGTTCTCGCGTTGCCTGCCACCGCATCCTATTCCGGCACCGGCTCGACCGCTGCTGTGGCGGTTGGGACGGTTCCCTCATTGTCCAGTTCGTCACTGTCAAACCTGATTACCTCTGCGTCATGGTCGTCTGCGCAATGGACTAACGTATTCGGCCTGGATGTGTTGAGTTCCGGCGGCGTGGTGATGGTAATCCAGAGTTCAACCTCATTGAGCCTGTCGGTCTGCTTCGGGGCTGGTGTCATCAATGTGTTTTCCAGCACCTACAACAACAATGTTGGTAACAATACGCCAAATAGCTATGCGATGTGGGAGATCGTCTCGAATGGCGTGTCCTACCTTGCGTATGCATACGTCAACACGAACACCTATCTGAACGTCTACAAGTTGAGTGCGACGGGCGGCCCTACCCTGGTGGTGAATGCTTGCCCGATTCCTAACCTGAACCTCGCAGCGACGGTGACGAATAACCTGCGTCGGGTATTCAACCTCAACGGCTCGTTCTATTTGGGCGACACCGCAGCCGCGTCGAGCACGATGCGTAATTCGCTGATGTTGACCCCTAACGGTCTGGGATCGTTCTCGATTGCGCCTGAATGGTTGCAGGTGGCAGGCGATGCGACGCCGGCAGGCAAGGCTTCCACTTATACGACGCAGAACACGATTACTACGGTAAGTACCAGTGGCGTGCCTGCTGTCTTTATTCCTGCCGGTGCAGCAGGTTCATTTCTGAAAGTTAAATAATGGACGACATCGTTTTTATTGCCCCGACGCCACAAGCGCCGCCGGTCTATACCTGGTACGTCGATACTGGCGCATTCCTTGATCGCTTCGACACTTGCATGATGGCGGTGCTGCTCTCGACCGATGCGGTGGTGCAAGCTCTGTTAAAAAGCCTGTTGGCACGCAAATGGGTTGATTTGCAGCGTCAGGATGTGATCGATGCCGTCAAATACATTGCGGGAGAAACCGTGCAAGGTTTGGGTACGATCTCGATGCCGATCACTGGGATGACGGCGGAACTGGCTACCGCTATTTTGACGACGGTGCCGTTGCCGGAAGAACAGATGACGACGGTAAAACTGTATTTCTCTTAGGGCTTGGTAAACCGTGCTGGGGTTTTACGCGCTCGCGACCGCTGCGCTCGGCACGGATGGCGCTGCCTACCTAGATGCAACACTGTCCGGGGCGACTGCGACCGGAGCCATCGGCACGCTCTCTGGGGACGCCACGTCGGTTCAACTCGCGTCTACTCTGGGTGCTGGTGCGGTTGCCACTCTCGTCGCGTCTGAATCGCTTGCCTCCTTTGGCGTTTCTGCAGCCGGCGCCACAGGCGTCTCTGTGGCAAATCCAGAAGTGCTGGATTCTTCGACGTCCGCATCAGGTGTTGTCGCCCCATTCGCACTATCGCTATTGGCGCAGTCCTCCGGCGCGGTTGGCATTGGCGCGGTTGCGCAGCTCGCTGATTACCTGACCACCTGGTTTGTCGGTGTCGATAGCGCTGCTGCCATCGCTACGCTAATGCCGGATGTCGGCGTAGCGTTTGGCGCGTTCCCGATCACGAGCGACGGTGTTCTGGGTTTATGGACGCTCGGCGATGCCGCTCTGGGAATAGACGCGCCGTCGGAGACATTGTTCTCTGGTGTGGCAGGCAACGGGCGGTGCAGTTCCATGGCGACGTTTGTCGACAATAGCGTTGTGGCGGTTACGGTCGCCGCTCCGGTGATAGCAAATCCGGGCGTCGATGTGCCGGGCGTTGCCGCAATCGGGCAGGTTGGCCAGCTCGCAATCTATTCGACGTTGCCATTGGCGGGTGTTGTTGCGACAGCTTTTGCGGGGACGACGGCGACGGATCTGTTTGTGTCGTTTGGTCAGGCAACTGCAACTGCTTACGCTGGATTTCTTGGCGGCGACATGGGTTTGCCGATGACCGGAATGTGGGCTGTGACTGCATGTGGCTCCGGCAGTGTCGACGATCCAGGTGTGCGCCTGTCGGGTTGCGTCGCGACGGCGGCACTAGGGACGTTCCTGTCGCATACCCCGTCGTCGGCCTTTGCGCTGTGGGGCGCACCTGTTCCCGGTGGTGCAGCGTCGGTCGCATTTGCCGGGTTGCCGACGATTTCGTTGTCCATCGGTACCGGCCAGACCGCCGCGCAGGTTGCCGGTGGGCTCGCTGCGCTGATCAATGCGAATGCAGCGCTGGTTACCGCTGGCGTCACCGCAAGGGTGGTCGATAACCTCGTGGAGCTTCACCAGCCGCAACCGGCATTGATCGCTTCCACTCTTTTCTTTACAGGAACATGATATGGGCATGACGGCCAGCATCAGTCTCGCACGCTTGAATGAGCAAAGCTCGCACGGTGGCACGATTATCACGGCCTCGGGCAACAATATTCTCGCCAACGGTATCGCCGTTGCCGTCGATGGCGATCTGCACAGTTGCCCGATTCCCGGTCACGGCATTACACCCATCACGTCGTCATCGAAGAATACCAGCGGTGGAAAGGGCTTGATCAAGGCCGGAGATGTCGCCGGATGCGGCGCGGTCGTCACCACCGGCAGTATGGATGTGCTGACGGTGTGAGTTTGTCCTATAGGTCGTGACTGCAACATGCGCCCATCGATTGCGTGCTGATGGGGAAATGGATGTCTACCGGGATATTAGTGACGAATGGCGGGCCACATAGCGCCGATAAATGGGCGGAAGCGACCGCGTCGCACATTGTTGATATTGCAGACCATATCGCAGGAGAGAAGCGCGGAGCGGCAATCCGGCTGCAAGCTGCAGTCATCGATATCCTGACCGCGCATCACACAACGGTGCAAGTTGGCGAGCGCAATGCCTTGCAGAATGTCGGTCATTCCCGCTTGTGCGCGCCGTTGAATCCAATCGACCATGTCGCCATCGATCAGGTCGCCTCGGAAATCATCGCCGCAGCCAACGGTACGCCATGGGCCGCCGAATTCAACGACCCCGAAGCGGCTATTCATTTGCAGGCAGTGCTTCGCCAGCATTTTGCGACCTCCATGCATATCGAGCGTAGTTGGCACGCCGACCGCAATCCGAATGTTCCAGAAGCGATGCAGTTTCGGGCTACTCACAATCTAGGGGGCTGATATGGCGGGGTTTACGACAGCCATGCCGACCTCCTTCAAGTGCGAACTGTTGCAGGGTTTGCACAACTTCGTCACGGGTTCCGGTAACGATTATCGCGTCGCGTTGGGAGTCGCGAATCCATCAGGCACCTACGGGCCAGCGACCACAAACTATGGCTCAGGATCTGGCACGCCGACTACCACCAATATGGGAACGGATGAGTTGCCGACAGCAAACGGTTATACACAGGGTGGATTCGATATTACGGCGGCGAACAACACCACGCCGATCATCAGCGGCACGATTGCTTTTACCACGCCTGCCGTCAATCCGAGCTGGACCTCTGCGTCGTTCTCAACCTCGGGATGCGTTATGTACAACAACTCCAATGGCACGCGTGCCGCCTATGTCGGTTCCTTCGGAGGTATGCAGACCGTGACAGCCGGGACTTTCACGATTTTGATGCCCGTGAATTCCTCATCGACCGCTCTGCTGCGCTTGCAGTGATTTGATTCGCTCGGTCGTGACATCAAGATCGAGTCAAACCAAAACCCATTCAACACTATGGCTGACAACCTGGATATTGCCGTCGCAAGGCTTGACGAGCGCGTAAAGAACCACGACAGCTTCATCGAGCAGATCGCGAAGGATCTTGAGCGCATGGCTGCGGCATACGAAGAACTGGTGCGCAGCAATCAGCGTATCAGCCTGCTTGAACAGGATCTGGTCAACATGAAGGATGCGCAAAGGAAGCTTTCCGAGAGGGCCGATGCCCGCGAGCTTGCGCAAAACCGTATCACCGGACTGGCGCTGTACGACGTCGTCAAGCTGCTGCTGGCAGTCGGCATGGGTATCGCTCTCGACCACTACGGCATCCGTTTGCCGTAATTCCAAAAATCAGCCATCAACCTACATGCAAGGATACAGAGTCCATGACTCCGCAAAGTTTTATTGAAGTTGTCGCTCCGGCCGCTGTCGCTTCACAAAAGATCACTGGCATTGCTGCTGCTTTCGTGATCGCGCAAGGCGCATTGGAGTCCGGTTGGGACAAGTCCGGGCTGGCCATCTCCGCGAACAACCTGTTCGGGGTGAAGGCCGATCCAAGTTGGCACGGCGAGACGATTACGTTGCCGACCGAGGAATATCTCAATGGCGAAATGGTTCAGGTCGAGGCTACATGGCGCAAGTATCCGACATGGCAAGCCGCATTTGATGACCATGCACAGTTCTTCTATGACAACCCGCGCTATGCGGATGCGCTGAAGGTCAAAGACGACCCGATTGCGTTTGCACGCGCCATCGAGGCAGCGAAGTACGCAACCGATCCCGGCTACGCCGACAAGATTATTGCGCTGATCGACGAATTCCAATTGACGCAGTACGACCTACCTTCG